ATGTCCAAGCGGTATATTGGCGGCTTAATCAGTGCTTTTAATAGCTTAAAAGTAGCAAATGCGCCTACTATTGGAAGCGCTTCTGCTGGTGTTGGTAACGCATCTGTATCTTTCACTGCGCCGTCTTGCGTTGGCGGGGGTGCCGTTTCTTCTTACACTGCCGTATCAAGCCCATGTTTTAAAACAGGCACTGGCACAACATCGCCAATTACAGTCAATTGTTTAACAGTTGGAACAGCATACACATTTACTATAAGCGCCAACAATGCTTATGGTCCATCTGCTTTTAGCGCATCAAGCAATAGCGCAACTCCAATTAATGCATTTGGAATATTTGCGTTTGGAGGAAATTCTAGTAAAGTCACTAACAAATACACATTTGCTACTTGCACTAATGCGGTAAGCACTTCTTTAGCAAATACTATTTTTAATCAAAGATTTGCAACAGGGAACAGTGTAAAAGCTATTGTTGGAAACAATAATGTGTGGTCTTTTTCCGGTTGCACTGTTTCATCCGGTGGTTTTTCTTGTAATCAATTAAATTACGGCGCAGGGGCGGGCAATAGCACTGTAGGCATTGTTGCGATAGGCGCAGGAGCAATATCTCCGTATAATGGAAATAATTGTTTTCCGGTTAGTGCTGCAAGAAAAAAATATACCTACGCTACATGTACACAAGCAACTGCAACAAGTTCTAGCGCAAATGGGTTTGGACAATCGGCGGCAGGAACATGTTCTGTTGGAATTTTTGCATTAGGATCTTGTAATTTTGCCACGGCAAATCCGACAACCACCCGCAATAAATATACTTATTCTGGTTGTGTAAACGCATCGGCTACCGCTGCTTCAGCAGCAAGTTATATAGGTGGAGCAATAGGAAATACAACGGTTGGTATTTTTGCTTTAGGTTCTAATGCTTCTAATGTTCCAACGACAACCCGCAATAAATACACATATTCCGGTGACACAAACGCAACAGCCACATCATCCACGGTACTTAGTAATTATAATGCAACGACAGGAAGCGCAACAGTTGGCATTTTCCAATTAAGCACTGGGACAGGCGGCTACATTTCATGCCGCAATAAATATGTTTATTCCGGTTGCGTAAATTCTTCTGGTACGGCGGCTAGTGCCAATCCAACTAGCGGAAACGTAGGTTTTTCAGTAGCAATATCGGGGATTAATGCGTAATGCCTAATTACTCCGGCTCATGGAACTTAGTACAGCAGATGCAAGCGGTGGCGGCTAGTAATTGGCCTAATCCACCACCAGCAGTTGGGGCTGTTGGCATATTTGCTTTAGGACAAGCACCGGGGGCATCAACTACCCGCGATAAATACACATTTTCTGGTTGCGTTGTTTCATCGGCAACAGCAGCTTCTTGCGCTTCAACAAAAGGGTCGGCAGCAGGTAATTCTACCGTTGGTATATTTGCTTTGGGAAGCGTTGGCTCCCGATCTTCTATTCGCAATAGATATACGTATGCTGATAATACTAATATAGTTGCTACAGCTGCAACTTGCGCTTCTAATTATCAATCCGCCACAGGAAATTCAACAACTGGAATATTTGCATTAGGCTGTATAGCTTGTTCTCCGTCAACTACCCGAAACAAATATACGTATTCTGGTGACACTAACGCTTCCGCTACCGCAGCCAGCGCAGGTTCTTTACAAGGCGCTGCTACTGGCAATTCTACTACGGGAATTTTTGCATTGGGTGGCAATACTTCTTTTGTTGCCACAACCATTCGTAACAAATATACATATTCTGGGTGTGTTAATGCTTCTGCAACAGCATCTTCGGTAGCCTCCCGATGCGGGTCTGCGGTGGGCAATTCTACTGCAGGAATTTTTGCATTAGGAAGAAATTGCGCTGGGTCAACCACAGTTACCCGTAATAAATACACATATTCTGGTTGCGTTAATGCGTCTGCAACAGCAGCAACTTGCGCTTCGGCGCAAGGTTCGGCAGCTGGCAATGCTTGTGTTGGTATATTTGCTTTAGGGTACAATGGTAGTAAGTCAACAATTCGTAATAAATATACGTATTCGGGCTGCGTTGTTTCTACTGGCGGGGCTGCAAGTGTTGCTTCTTGCTATGGTGCAGCCGCATCCAACGGTACTACGGGAGTAAACGTATAATGTCCCGAACTTATCAGGGGTCTTTCATCACCAAATCACCTATAACACCTGCTGGTCCTTACCAATGTGGTGCTGCATCTGGTGTATGGACTATTGACCAAATGGTGGGTTGGCAGAAGGCGGGATTGTGGCCTGTGGCGGGGAATTTAAATGAAGCTACCGTTGGCATTTTTGCATTAGGAGCAAATGGTTCTTTTGTTGCTACCACTACCCGTGATAAATATACATTTTCTGGATGTGTAAATTCTTCAGCTACCGCAGCAAGTGTTGCTTCTTATGGCGGTTCAGCTGCCGGAAATGCCACAATTGGTATTTTTGCTTTAGGGTGTTCTAGCGGTTTATCAACCACCCGTAATAAATATACTTATTCGTCTTGTTCTAATGGAACAGCTACCGCAGCAAGTGCTGCTTCTTATACTGGAGCAGCTTCGGGAAATTCTACTATTGGAATATTTGCTTTAGGAGCAGTTACTTCAGGACCACCTAGTAGTACCCGAAATAAATATACTTATTCTGGCGATACAAGTGTTGTTGCAACATCAGCCACTACTGGTTCAAGTAGTCAATCAGCGTCAGGGTCTTCCACGGTTGGAATTTTTGCGTTAGGATGTGTGAATGTTTGCCAAGGATCAACCACCCGCAATAAATATACATATTCAGGAGATACAAATGGCTCCGCAACAGCTGCTTCATACGTAACGTATGCTGGATCAGCTGCGGGCAATTCTACAACTGGTATTTTTAATTTAGGCAATCGTCCATATCCTTATAACCAAACTACCTTTCGTGATAAATACACATATTCTGGATGCACAGTAACTTCAGGAACTAATGCAACTGCACGTGGTTCTTATGGTTCTGCTACAGGAAATTCCACAACCGGTATTTTTGCAATAGGGTATAATGCTTGTATTTCAGGCCCTTCAACTACCCGAAATAAATATACATATTCTGGTTGTAGTAATGCATCGGCAACCGCAGCTAGTATTGCATCTAACGAAGGTTCAGCAGTATCAAATGGTATACCGGGGGTAAATAGGTAAATGAACAGTAAACCGCACCGCAATAATTCAGACTTCCAACTCCGTCACTTCATGGCGGGGTCCTGCTATACGCCAGATGGCGCATGGGCATTGCTATATGGTCAGCGCATTGACATGGAGGTCAAGGTTGAACATTCCAAGGCCCAAAAGATGAAACGTGAAGCCAAAATCATGGAGAATGAGGCTATCATAGCGGATGAAAACGCCAAGCCTTGGGAAAAAATGGTTGCGGAAGCCACAATCATTGAATGTAAATCAGCGGAAGACACATGGAAAAACAACCATGAAGCCGCCGTTATGGAACTCAACACCATTAACCAGATCATGGCGGAACTTGAGCCGCAGCGTAAATTTGGTCATCTGCCTATGCTAGAAGCCAATGAAGCCATGCAGCGGGAAGAATGGCTAGGTGAATTGCAGGGGCGGGTGGAGAATTTCATTCTGTCTCAAGGCAATATTCCGCATGACCATTTGAATACCATGCGGTGCCACCCAGACTTTGAGACGCATATAGTGCCGCATATCAAGCAGGTATTTACCCAATTGGCAGGGAAAGGTGAACGCCTTGATCTCCTTACCAAACAAGCACCAGCATTTCTTGAGGACAAATCATCATGACCGGATACGTTAAAACCACCACCGACAATCAGTTTGTTGAATATCCCTATGGTGCGGAAGAACTCATGCGGGACAATCCCGGTTTGGGCTATACGCCGTACAGTGATTTTGTGGAGATATTCCCGACCACTGACGCATACAATGTGCATGGCTTCCGCATTCATTATGTGGAGATTGATGCAGATCCTACGTATGACGGAAAAACGCAAACCGTGTCACGTTCAGAACAGCCATTTGTACGGGACGGCAAGTGGGTATTTTCTTGGAATGTCCGTGATTTGACGGCGGAAGAAATTGCAAATATGGAGAAGATGCAGCAAGAAATGCAACAACGGGGATAAACGATGGCAGATGCAAAAGATGAACTAAACCCTATTCACTGCTTCCCAACAACCATTTATGTAATTAAAAAGCCGGAATTTTTGGACAACACCCGCAAGGTTGTTGATGAATACATTGAAAAGCGCAAAAAGGAACAGGGCGGCACCAATGAGGTGTACCCTGTTTATATGACAGACAATTTGTACGACGATCCGCGTATGGAAGACCTGTGTGCCTATATCGGTGCCACGTCTTGGAATATCCTTGGTGAACAGGGGTACGATGTGCGTAATTTTAGCACGTCATTTACCGAAATGTGGGCGCAACAGCATTACAAATACAGCGGCATGGATCAGCACGTCCATGCACATGGGGCGCAGATTGTAGGGTTTTACTTCCTTAAAACGCCGCAAAACGGTTCTGTAGCTACATTCCATGATCCCCGTGCTGGTAAGGTCCAGATAGGTTTGCCAGAATTTGATCCCGCCAACATTACCCATGCAAGCAATGCCATTAATGTTGCCCCAGAAGATGGCACGTTGATCTTTACCAATGCTTGGCTAGCGCACAGTTTCACCCGTAATGCCTCCAACGATCCAATGACTTTCATACACTTTAACCTGACGGCAGTGGCTAATCCACCTATGCCCGCGGCGGAGGTTATATGAACAAGTATGGCATCCGCTTTAATAAAACACGGGGCCAGCCGGGACGCGGGACGGAAGATCATGTCTGGCGGGTGTTTGAAAATGGCGGCAAAGAATACCTATTCAAGCACTTGGATATTAATGTTCCCGTAAAGGATGAACGGGATGGTATGGATTGGAATATTGTCTGTTATGGTGTACTATCCATTGACAGGGATACTTCTACCGCGATCATCCGGGAATCTTAATTATGGTTGAATTTCAGAACCTCATAAATCTTGGGTTAGGTGCTATTCTAACCGTAGCTGGGTGGCTCATGCGGGAATTATGGGGTGCTGTTAAAGAATTACAGCGGGATTTAAGTAAACTAGAAGCCGCCTTGCCAAAAGAATACGTCCTTAAAGAAGATTTGGACAAACGCATGGATCACATTGAAAGCATGTTCCAACGTATTTACGACAAGCTGGATGGGAAGGCTGACAAATGAGTATTACCACCAACCTTGCCCTTAACGAACCAGCGTATAATAGCACATCCCCTACGTGGGATCAGCCGCTTAACTATAACGCCACCATCCTTGACCAGATGTTTGGCAATACGACTAGCGTATCGGTTAGCACCAGCGGAAGTACAACGTATACGAATATTGCGGCCCCTAGTTCCACGGCGGCGGGTAATACGTCCCAGTGCATGAGGTTTCTGCTTACGGGTGCATTAGCGGCGAATCAATTGGTTTTATTGCCACAAAATGTTGGTGGTATGTGGATTGTTACCAATAATACCACGGGTATATATACCGTATCTATAGGATCCAACAATGGTAGCAATGCTGCGGCAGGTGGCACGTTAGTTATTCCGCGTACATACAGCATTATTATGTATTGTGATGGTACCAATGTTGGCCTGGCTAGCTCTTCAAGCACAGGTTCC